GAAGTTGGAGCATCAAAAGAGATGGAGGCTATGTCTCTTAAAAAACTAAGACGTAAACTTGATCCTAAGAAAAAATATCATATAGAATATAGAAATAAGAAAAACAATTATATATCAAAAACAATACAAGGAATAGATAATGGCTGATCCAAATAAATTTAAATCGGTGTCTGTGCCAATAGAAACTTACAAGAAACTACGCTTTTTAGCTTCGGGTAAATTTCTTGATGCAGAACTAACAGTTAGTAAAACAATCGAAGCTCTTGCTACGAGAGCCGCAAAGAAGTTAGGATATAAAAATGGAAAAGGTAACAACACGTAGAATTATTTGCCACGAATGCAAGGGCAACGGTTACATACACGAAGACGCTTTCAAAGTAAAACAATGCAAAGTGTGTGATTCAGAGGGTGAATTATTGTCAGACGGTAAGACTCATATGAAGTTGATGAAAACGGTAGACAATGCGAGACTACAATGAACGATACTGATATAGCTTATATAGCAGGATTGTTCGATGGTGAGGGATACGTATCTTACACACAATATATGCAAAAAAGAAAAGGTAGAAAAAAAGCATATCCTTTTTGGCAAATAAGATTAGAAATTTCTATGACTGAAAAATCTATTTTAGTTTGGTTGTGTGAAGTTTTAGGTGTTGGAACTGTTACTCCTAAAAGATATAAAACAAAATACAGCTCTCATTGGAAAAAACAATGGCGATGGCGTTGCTGTCACCGGGATGCATTTAAAGTTTGTTGTTTAATATTTCCATACACCCACGTTAAATTAGACAAGATACAAAAAATAATAAAACATTACTCTGATAGAAAATTAAAAATTATAGATAATAATATTGTTAGTCTTGATGAGTACAAACAATTAATGAGTTTAGAATGACAGTAGGCTATGGTGTGGGAATGTTTGGTTATAATATGGTCTGTCTATTGATAGGTCTTATAATAATATATTACGTGATAAGAAATATAAAATGAAAAAGAGTAATAAATTTAGATACCCAAAAACGAAACGTGAAATGATAGAAGGTTTACGTCATTACAATATTGAAGATAAAGAAAAATTACCGAGTGTTACAACGATCCTCAAAGCCACAGAAAGTGAGGAAAAACGCGCCTCATTAGCCGCTTGGCGTGAACGAATAGGTGAGGAAAGCGCAACGCGGATCGTGGATGAGAGCGGTGCACGGGGGACCGCGATGCACAAGATACTCGAGAAATATATTTTAGAAGAGGGTTATGTTGATGAAACTAATGTTGGTAAACAAGCTCACAATATGGCGATAAGAGTTATTGAACAAGGACTTTGCAATGTCCCTGAATACTACGGCACGGAATGTACTTTGTACTACCCTGGACTTTATGCCGGACAAACGGATCTTGTTGGAGTTCACAAAGGCAGCGATGCCATAATAGATTTTAAGCAAACGAACAAACCGAAGCGTCGAGAGTGGATCGAGGATTACTGTCTACAGTTAGCAGCATATGCAATGGCGCACAATTTTATTTATAAAACAGAAATTACTAAAGGAGTGGTAATGATGTGTAGTAAAGATAATTACTACCAAGAATTTGTTATCGAAGGTGATGAATTCAAAAACTATAAACATAACTTTTTAAGGAGGGTGGATGAATACTATAAAACAAGAAATGAGAAGACTTGATAATATAGCTAAAACTTACTGGAACACGTCTGGTGAGATGAGAGAAATGTGGGGCCGTAAATGGTATGAATTATTAAAATTAATAGCAAGGAGGATTGATGAGTCTAAGGTTACGAGACCTTCAACAGGTTCTAGGAAAATTCACTGACGGAAACAAAGGCACAGCCATTTCAGATTGTTTCATTTATATGGAAAATGATCAAGGTGGTTTAAATGAAATTGGTAGAATAGAACTACAAGAGAGTAGAATAATAGGTAAGGTAAATAGCTCTGCAGCTTGGCGTGTTGTTCTTAAAAAAGATAGATCAACTGCTAGGATACAGTCGACAACGTTTAAGTTAGGATAGAATCCCTAGGGGGCGGGGTGAAAGCGAGAGTGGAAGCCCCGTTAAATATGAAAAAAGTAGTAATACAAAGTGATGATATAACACCAAAACAATGGTCCAACCTAATTTTAGAGTTGAACCTGATACGCAAAGCGTGGAAACCCTACGCTAAATTGCAGATATTGGGTAGAGGTGTTAAGAAAATAGTAAAAAATGGTACAAAACGATACAAAATCTAAAATTATCCTAATGTGCCACGCTATAGTGGAATATTTGGGCAAATTTTTTTTTCAGTCATCAAAAAAAACTCGTGGCACAGGTGGCACAGTGGGTAAAATAGGTTAAAAGTGTTGGTATTAGCGAATAATAGGTGTGCCACGGCATTGAATTATGGTGGCACAGCTTGGCACAAATGGCGTATTTATTGGCTTTTTTGCAAATATGTGGTGGCACAACTGTATTCGGCGCGCGCGACCTTTTTTGTTTTTTTAAAAACTTTTTTGCCTAAATATTCCCCTATAGAGTATATATTCAATTATGAGATACCCAAAGAAATCTAAATATAAATCAGTTGTTATCAAAAAGAAACGATACTACTTCTACGAGATTTTGTGGGAGGATATCACGGCGGATGGAGGGCACGCGACAGCTTTTGAATTTATGGGTTTTCTTCCAAGTAGAATGATAACAAGAGCGTATGTATTTGAAAAAGATAAAAAGTATGTCAGAACCTTTGCATCTTATGAAGAGAACGAAGAGTTATTTTCTGATAGAAATGTGTTCCCAAGATCGTGTATAATTAAAATGGAAAAAATAAGTGAAAAATAAAACGCTAACTAAAAATATGCCTAACGTAAAATGGAATGCAATACCTCCAGTGCGTGGGCCTAATCCACAAGGAGTAAACAATGCAATACGAACCAATAATAAACAAATGGTCAGTGGTAAAAAAGTTTCCAAGAAAAATATTTAGTAGAGTTATTTCTGTTCTGAATGATTATCAGGGCTTGTTAGTTCTTTTGATTCTGCTGACTCTTCTTCTGGGGTAATATTAATTAAAGTTTTGTGATCTTCCAAGATTTGATTCATCTTGGCTTCTAATTCTTTTTCAGACATATTATCTAAATTACCAGACAATACTAACTTTTGATCTACATATAAACCACCCGCTTTACCTCTAGCTATCTCTGCGTTTATGGCTGCAGACCACGCACCCTTTGCTCGCGCGTCTTCTCTCAGCTTTGCTAGTTCCCCAATATGTTTCTCAAATGTGATGCCGTATTTTTCCTGTATCTCTGCTCGCAACTCACCGATGTATCTGACAACCAATGGTGCGATCTTAGGATTCCGTAGCTCGCTCGCAGCCTGTCTCGGTCTGGTCTTGTACCCTGCCTCATAGGCACACTCGCTCGGGCTCTTGCGCCCCTCGTTGTATACCAGCAATTCTGCAAATTTAATCTGTCGTTCTGTTAGTTTTTTAGGTAGACCCATAGCTTGTGCTCTTATCGTAATATATCGTATATGTCCAGATAATTATGATTCTTTAATTTCAAAACTTATTGGTTTAACTTGAGACCACCCATCAACTTGATCAAAATCAAAAATAAAATCTAAAACATCACTCTCATTTTTGTAATTAACTTCATATTTTTTTTCATTGATTGTCAAAACTACATCTCCACCATCAACTTCAGTATAAACTTCATCAGTATTAAATTTCCTTCTTAACGCTTGAGAGATAGCACAAGCATTACAATTATCAGGAATTCCATTTCTTATGTCTTCTTTTGTTACATTTATTTTAATCATCTTGCACCTCGTACTCTAACCACCCGTTGCCCTCATCAACACCCATCATAAAATATTTGAGTTGCTCTTCGGTTTCAAATCGGTAGGTTTCTTTATTGCGTGGATCTCTATCTGATCCCCAAATGATAGTAACTTTTTTTCGCTCGTATGCTTCTGCCTTGTTCTTACTATCTCTATAGTCGTGTCCTTCATCTCGTTGTGTCATTTTTTACCTCTATTCCATCTGCCTCTAAATTATCTAACAAATTTAAACCTTCTGCAATTCCTTTAGCTACATATTTATCACTACAAAAACAAATAATATTTATT